ATCGCTTATTCTCCGGCCATAATTGCCGACATTAGATTCAACCCTTACCCCCTTCTAATCTTTTCCTAACCCCCTTTCACTCTCCACTGCGATAAAATGAATACCCAAAATTTGACAATCTTGTCGCGTGTCCTAGCCTTACTCGTCGTCGCCCTCTGGGCGTTGCCGGCTGGAGTAAGCCCTGGGTATGTAGTAGAGTTTCCAATAACCCTCGTACTCTCCCTCCTTGCCACCCCTCTCACGTTGTCAGTAGCGTGTGAGGTTCTCTGGTTCGTTTGGGAAGTGCGAGTGAAACGGACACTATATACCTGGCTGTTACGCGTGGGAGCCATCAACGTGAACCCAACGGCTGATGATGCTCGCCACGAGTTTACCACACTAACTATGCCGATGGATGGTCCTAAGAAGAACCATACTCACGGCAAATCTGCTTCCCTACGGTCCACTGCAAGGAACTTCATGTTCGCTTTCGCAGCAGCCGTTGGTTTGAAACCGTTCCAAGTGCAACAGTCAACGTCAGATCAAAAGCACGGAACGGATGGTAGCAGAACATATTACTGGTCGAAAGACATACCCGTTGACCCGAGTTTCTCAACTCCTGGAACAGATCACATCGTGTGCTTCACCGATGTTGATTACTACGTCGACATGCCATGGTTTCTAGCCTGGTACGCCCGGCCCGTACTGTTGTACACCGTAGTTCCCTCAGCTGTTGCAACCGACAAGGGCGAATATGCCTACACCTTCGACGCCGAAAACAATCTCATTTACACCGTGTCTGGTGGCGCCTCCTATCGCCACCAGATATGGAATTATGGAGCCGACAACCTAGTAGCCACCTGGAAATTGGCCGGGATCCCAATCATTACCACGACTTATTTAGTTGAGCGTCGTAATGTTGGCCCTGACCACCAGGTGATACTGTTGGCCCCTACCGCTTACTGGTATGGCCCATTTGCTTGGTTGGCCAACTTGTTGTCAGGTTATAGACTGACACGACTATCTGTCGTTGCGGGCGAATTTTTGAGATTGAGAGTTAAGACAAAGGATGGGCTTGAGACCTCCACTGGTCGAGTCCTCTCCTATAACTCCGCGAAGGTTCCAACTTCTATTGACGACGCTATCGCCTCGGTGGCGCGCCAAATGAAGGTTGACATAACTACACCAACCATCTTGACCTATCTAGATGGTGACATCGCCAAACGTCCAGAAGCCACAGCTTTGTGTGAATTCCATAGAGAAAATCCCGGCCACAAGCCTGACACTATCTTCCCGGTGGACCGAGCTGTCAACAATTTTTCCTTCAGCCCTGAACGCTACGATCCGGCTGCCAAGCCATCCTTGCGAGCGTTCATGTCTCCTTTTATAGCAGAGTGCTACGCCCCGACGAACTGCCGTGAAAATGACGAAACCTGCATCGAATCCCGTCTGAATAAAGTACGGTCAGATGCACAGCTTCCTCATCATTACAATCGTTACGTCGAGGAGTATGTATCCATGCTAGTACCCAAACCCCATACCGCTGCGCCATGCGACATTGAGCTCGTTTACGAACGCCAATGTAGGCCCACGCAGCGGACATTGTTGGAGCAAGGGAGCTGGTTTGGACCCTTCATGTCAGGCAAGAGGCATGTCGAGGCTTTCCAAAAGTCCGAGGCATATGCTGAGGTTAAAGACCCACGTAATATTTCAACCATCAATCCCCGAGATAAATTAGACTATTCAAGATACATGTACGTTGCAGCTGACGTCCTCAAACGCACACCATGGTATGCCTTTGGACTGACCCCACGCCAGATAGCGTGGCGCGTTGCCCAGGTTTGCCTTGGTGCGCAAACACACGCTGTAAATAGCGATTTATCTAGATTTGATGGTAGGCTTAGTTACGCATTCCGCTATTTGGAGCGAGCGTTCTTACTTCGCCTATTTGGAAAGAACCATCATAAAGAACTTACCGA